GATGGAGACTGCCCGGACTGCGACCGGCCGTTATCCAGGGATCCACACCCGTATCAGCCGCGAACTGGAATCAGATGGATGCGTGAAAGGAACACCACCGGAGGTGTAGTCCATGAAGACTACTGATCCGGTTGAAAAAGAAACATCTTGCGGGCACCGTCCGGAGGTCTCGGACTGTATGCTCTGCCGGCAGTATGCGTGTCGGGTCTTCCAAGACCGACCGGCACCGGATCGCTCACAACGGGTACAGAAGAAATGAAAGCCATCGTTGAGTTCCCACCGATAATCTCGCATATCAACCAGTTCCGGTGCAAGCGGGTCCGGGCCCTGCCGGATGTTGCAGAGCGGTATGCCAACGATCCCCGGTGGATGCACCAGAACCAATTGCAAAGAATGAGCTGCCTCTCGATCCTGTCAAAACTGGCCGGCATGGAGTGCCAGGTGATCATGGCCTGGAAGACTGACAAGGCGATCATGTACGGTCTTATCCTGGATGAGAAAGTCGAGGCGCCGGACCAGATGGGGGTCAAAATGTTTCATGACAAGTGCCAGTTCCCCGCGGATTATTTTGAGGTGCTGGACTCGGGCTACATGGAGGCGCGGTAATGAAAAAAAAAGAACTCAGGAACATCCCGATCGCCGATCTGGTTCCTTACCAAAAAGAGATCCACAACACCACCAAATCCGTCCCGGATATTGCCCATTCCCTACAGAAATTCAATTACATCAAAACCTCGGTCGTTGTCGATGAGAACCTCCAGGTAATCTGCGGTCAGGGCGTTCTCAAAGCAATGCAGGAGATCGGGTGGAAAAAAGTTCCCGAGGTCACCCAGGTCCTTGGTATGCCTGAGATCCTGAAACGCGAGTATCGGATCGCAGATAACCAGAGCAGCAGCCGCTCGAAATGGAATGTGGAGGACCTGCTGAAAGAGATCGATGAGATCAAACTCGAGGATCCCGCTTTTCAGGTTGCCGATATCGCCTTCACCCAGATGGAACTCGACCAGATGCTCCACGACCTCGAGGAAGAGAAAGAGGCCGAAGAGGATGACTTCGACCCGGCAACCATCAGGGAGACCGACATCAAACCCGGGGACGTCTTCCAGCTCGGCTCCCACAGGCTCATGTGCGCTGACGCGACACGATCCGAGGACTTGCAGCAGCTCCTGGATGGCAAGCAGGCGCACATGGTCTTCACGGACCCCCCATACAACGTGGATTACACCGGTAAAACCAAGGATGCCCTCAAGATCATCAACGATCACATGAGCCAGGCCGAGTTTTACCAATTCCTGCTGCAGGCATACCAGCGTATGTACGAAGGTAGTATGCCCGGCGCCCCGATCTACGTCTGCCACTCGGATTTCGAGACTATCGCATTCCGGCAATCCTTCATGGAAGCCGGCTTCGAGCTCAAACAGTGCATCATCTGGGTCAAGGACCAGTTCGTACTCGGCCGGCAGGACTACCACTGGCGCCACGAACCAATCCTTCAGGGATGCAAGGGCCACGAGCCGATCCTCTACGGATGGAAGGGAGGGAAGGCCCACCGTTGGTTCGGAGGTCGCGACAAGGACACGGTCTGGGAAGTTCCGAAGCCACTAAGGAACGCCGAGCACCCAACCATGAAACCGATCGCCTTGGTTGCACGGGCCGTGCAGAACTCTTCTGTGAAGGGCAACGTGATCCTGGACCCGTTCGGCGGTCTTGGTTCAACTCTCATGGCATGCGAGGAAACTGGTCGGATCTGTTATACCGGAGACCTGGATCCCCACTACTGCCAGGGTATGATCGACCGGTGGGAGCAGTTCACCGGAAAGACCGCAAAGAAAGAAGCCGGTACTGCTTAAAGAGGGATAATTACGACAAAGAAATTACCGCCTGAAAAGAAGAAGAAGATAGGTCGCCCCTCACCCTATAATCCCGACATTCACCCGGAAACCGCCCGATCACTTGCCCGAAAGGGAAAAACCAATCTCCAGATCGCACAAGTCATCGGGGTGAGTCTTGACACTATCCAAGTATGGATTAATCAATATCCCGAATTTTCCGAAGCCTTAAAGGAAGGCAAAGCACCGGCGGACGCGAAGGTTGAGAAGTCTCTTTACCAGCGGGCAATCGGGTACAAATATACGGAAAAAAAGGTCATTCAGTTGCCAGATGGCACCATCCGAAAAGAGGTTACAGAAAAGGAAGTTGCCCCTGATGTGACCGCTCAGATCTTCTGGCTCAAGAACCGGCTGCCGGATGAATGGAGAGACAAATCCAACCTGGAACACAGCGGCCCGGGTGGAACCCCCATCCCAATATCCCAGGTCGACGTTGAAAAGATCCTCGGAACACGGGCATACCATGATTATGAAAAGAAACTCTTCGCAGAGATTACTGCCTCCAAGTCCCCGAATGCTCGCGCATGAGGCCAGCGGGGGACGATGGACCTGTCCCCAGCACCTCACGGTACTGAACGAGTACCTCCTGGCGATCGCCGCGGGAAAGATTAAACGCCTGATGGTCTTCATGCCGCCCCGGCATGGGAAGAGCGAGCTGGTCTCAAAATATTTCACTGCCTGGTATCTTGGCACGTTCCCGGATCGGCGCGTGATCCTCACCTCCTATGAGGCGGATTTCGCAGCCCAATGGGGCAGGCGGGCCCGGGAAGTTGTCGAAGAATGGGGAAATCTCATCTTCTTCGAGAAAGTTGAGGTCATGCCGGACAGTTCCTCGGCATCCCGTTGGGATATTACCGGGCATACAGGGGGCATGGCGACAGCGGGAGTTGGCGGTCCGATCACTGGAAAGGGTGGCGATCTCATAATTATCGACGATCCGGTCAAGAACGACGAGCAGGCGATGAGCGAGACGTACAAGGAGAGGTCATATGAGTGGTATAAAGCCACACTTTCGACCCGTCTGGAACCGCACGGTGCCATCATCCTCATCATGACTCGGTGGAACGAAGACGATCTCGCGGGAAAACTCATCGAAGAGATGAAGGCGGGCGGGGAAAGATGGGAGATCATCAACTTCCCTGCGCTCGCGGAGGACAACGATCCGCTGGGACGGCCGCTAGGATCCCCACTCTGGCCGGAACGGTTTGATCTCGATGCGATCAACGCCACCAAACGTAGAGTGGGTACCTATTGGTTCGCCGCTCTTTACCAGCAGCGGCCGGCACCTGAAGAGGGCGAACTCATCAAGCGGAAATGGTGGAAATTCTATAAGGTGCGGCCCGAGGGTCTTGAGTTGGCCCAATCCTGGGACTGCGCATTCAAGGACCTGAAGACGTCCTCAAACGTCTGCGGGCAGGTCTGGGGCCGAGCGGGTGCGAGTTTTTATCTCCTCGATGAAGTCTGCGATAAAATGGATCTCCCGGCAACGCTCAAGGCGGTCCAATCCCTCACCGCGAAGTGGCCGAAAACCATCGCCAAATATGTCGAGGACAAGGCCAACGGCCCCGCAGTCATCCAGATGCTTAAGAATAGGATCCCTGGGTTGATTGCGGTCGAACCGGAAGGCGGCAAGATTGTCAGGGTGCATGCGGTCACGCCCGTCATTGAGGCCGGGAATGTCCATCTTCCAGATCCCTCGATCGCGCCTTGGATTCATGACTTCATTCAGGAATGCTCGGCATTCCCGAACGGGAAATATTCCGATCGCGTGGATGCGATGAGCCAGCTCCTGAGCCGGTGGGCCGTGACCATCCGTAACACCGCAAACGAACCGACCGTGGAGCAGGCCGTTGCGGCAGCGACCGAGGATGACGATTTCGGACTCTCTGGTAGTGCAGATGATGAACTCGGAGATTTGTTCGGATGAGAATTGCAAGGAGGAATTATGGCAACAAAGAAAAAATCTGATTTGATTGAAGAGGGCGTTTACTACGTCACCATCACGGGGCAGATATTCAAGGCTCCGAAGATCAACGTGACGGAGATTCTGAAAATCAGGGATAACAAGTACATCAAAGAGGGACTCGGGCAGCAGCAGAGTCTCATCTTCCAAGATCCCGTCTCGCTCTCGGTGCAGAAACCCAAGAGCAAAGACCTCGACGGGGATCTCACATCCTCCCTGCAGGACATGTGTTCCGCCCGGGACGTCCGCCTTGACATCTCCCAGCAGAAGGCGTGGCGGGACGCCATGGAGTTCGGTTGCGGGCCTCGGAATCCCTACTGGGATTATGGGGTGCTCGATCCTGACGGAGTGCTTCAGCCGGGCGCAGAATTCCGCCTGCTGAAACTTAATCGCCTACCTCCCGAGAGTTTCAGGAACGCGGGCAACTCAATGGCCTACGTGTATAACCGCATCCTGCCGGGCATCCGCAATAACTCCAAGACCAAGAAGACCGAGTACTGGCAGACTCAAGACGATGGCAAGATCATCCAGCTCAAGAACGTCCACCTCACTCTTGACCCCATGACAGGTGAACTCGGTGGCACGCCTGCCATTATTCCCATTTTCCCCTTTGTGAAGATGGTGAATTATTCCTGGCAGCGGCAGATGCAGAAGGTCAATATCTGGGGAAGTGGGGGACTCAAGACCATCAAAGTCACGAATCCACAGGGTGACGACCTCAAATTCGCGGAGAAGTTCCTCAAGAACGAGTCCGCTTCGAATCGCTACCAGATCCGGCCGAACATGGAAATCGTTGACCTCGGAGTGGATTCCAGCACGGGTTCCGCGCTCGAGACCATCACGCAACTCGGCATGGAGTTCCGTCGGTTCTTCTCCCCAGCGGGTCTCGTCTCCAAGGAGGGAGGGATGCTCATCGGGGGGTCGAATACTCAGGAGTTCAAACTCCTCTTAAAATATATCCGGGGCATCCATAACTGGCTCGAATGGGATATCGCAGATCTCCTGGACCCGTGGCTCGTCTATAACGGCTACAAGGAGAAGGGATACCGGATTCTCGTCGACCTCCCGGAACCCGAAGAGGACATGT